AAATCAACATCGTCTGGGAGGTTAAAGAAGTTTGAACCAGATAATATCTTAATCTTTTGATTGAATTTCTGACGATAAGACCATTGGTGGCCTGTATTTATGTCGTCAAACAGCCTACGAGCCTCGTTGAGCGCGTCTAATAGGAACTCTTGAGTAATTATGGTGTCTACTGGAGATATACCAACCTGAAGCATTACAGAGTTTATTACCCCTTGAGCACTGTTTGAAGCAGCTACTCGTGATAGTATTGCATCTGAATAATCAGATATGTCTCCTGTTACAGAGTTTCTGTAAGCAGCTCGGTAGTAGTTACCTGTTGTAGATGTATCAACATACTTAGTGTTTGTTGATGTTGGGTCTATATCTATCTCAATTAAGTCTGACCATGATATGCCATCTGTTGAATTTTGAATCTTAAACTGATTGTATATAACTACATTTACCGTTTCTCCTCTTGAGTGGTCAAGTAAAGCAGGGTCTATTGTAATTGTGCTAGTTGTTATAGCTGAGTATTCTATGAATTCAGCATTCTCTGAGTCTTTTACACTAACGAGTAGTATTCCACTTGGTGTGAATGATTCAGTATTCTCAACATGTAGTGTTGTAGCACCAGCTAATGAGTTTTTACTCAGATAAGTAACAGCTGTCTTCTCTATAACATTGTTCAAAGTAAGCAAGTTGCCTACTGAATTTATTGCTTGAAGTGTTGGTTTCATACTATATTAGTCTATACATTACGCTAATTGTAATATCACTACCAGCTGTTATTGTTGGGGCAGAACCTCCTCCAGAAAATACTCCAGCTAGAATCATATCAGTGTTTTGAGGTCTAGCACTTGCAGAAACTGTAGCCTGGAAAATATTGTTTGCTGTAGTTATTGAACTATTAAACGAAGACGAGGCAGCTGTAGTTGTTGTTGGAGTAGCTGAGTTGTTCAAAGATATTTGATATTGTAAACCTCCAGAATAAGAGAATCCTGCTCCCGATACACTAACCATTACATCACTTAGTACAATTGATTTACCCACAACCGCTGGTATTATTACAACTGGTGTAGAGAATATGTTTTGTACTTGAGATTGAGTAACAGTCACAGTTCTTGTGAGAAAAGTGTCTGGGATAGGTGTAGAAGTGGTTTGTACTCTAGTATATATAGAAGGAAAAAAACTACCTGTACCAGAACCGGTAACTACTGAGTAACTTAGTAAATCTGTTGAAGAAAATGCTTCGTCAACACTAACAAGGAAACTTTGGCTAACGTTAGTTGTTCCTCCTGGTATAGTAACAGAGTACGGAGTATCAACACCATTCTTACGTAGAGTTATTACTGTACTACCACTAAATACTTGACCAGCACCATTTATTACCTCAACAAAGAATTCTCTTACAACAACATCTCTTTGAAATGACTGTTTCATTGGACCTTCTACGTTAAAACCACCGCCTGTACCAGAAAATCCCCAGTATCGTGTTTCGTTGGCAACGTTTCCAGTTGTATTTGTTGGAGTGTAATTGATAGTGTCGACACTACTTGTAGACGCAACGTCTTGATATTCAACTTCACCAGTCAATTCATCTATAAGTGTTAACACTTGACCATTACTTACTGTCCCGTTTACAACACCTTTAGTAGTTACTAGAGTTTGTCCAGTAGGACTTGTTGCTCCAAATGATGCAAGTGTATCTGCTGTAATCAATACAACGTCAGAGCTAACATTTACCTGAGCAGGAGATAATAAAGATAGTGTAGAAGAGCCGATTATCTCAAAAGTAAAACCGTTGCAGTCTATTACTGTATCTTGAGAAAATGTACCTCCAATACCTATACCTCCAGAAACTACACCTAGTCCATTTGTTGGTGTTACTGTGCCAGATACAACCTGAGCTAATATGAAGTTACCATTATCCTTTGTAACAAACCAAGAGTTATCTGGTCGGTCAGGAAGATTGATAAGCTGGTTAAGCAATGCGTCTTGTGAAGGTGTAAGTGGGAGTGATGCGTTAGTTTCTTGTGCCATATTACTTAGCTAGCTTAATTAATAATTTTTTAACACTGTTTACTTTAAGGTATCCCATCTTTAAACAGTTTTCGTATATTGAGTATCCTTCGGTAGCCATTATAAGTCCTACGATTGCATTTTGAGCAAATCCAAAGTCTGTAATGAAACCGTTAGCTTCTTTTGCTACTACACACATAATGGTGTAAGTAGTTATTTTTGATAGTATCTTTCCAGCAGGTCGTGAGGCAATCTTTTCACCTCTTTTATGAGCTGCCATTATTCCTGTAATCATATCGAGGACAGGGAATAACAGACAAGCTACAAGACCAGCTCTAATAAGATTCGGTTCAAAAACAAACGTAGAAGCAGCTATAGCGGTGGCAGCAATTGCCTTGAATGCGGTCATATGAAAGAGTTCTTTAATATAGTGCCACCCGTGGATGATACTTAGTTGTAATTTATCTGTGTAATCTATGTAATCCATAACTATAACGAAATTATCCCTGGTTCAAAATTGATAAATGAACCTTTCTTTAGAATAATATCTCCTGCTAATCCTGAAGCAGTATCAGTCGCTAAACTGATGGCTTTTGAGTAGTTCATAGGTCCAGAGATATTCCCTGAAGTGTGTGCAATGTTATCAAACACTGCTGATGAGTCTGAGGTTGAGAATACTACGTCGCAGTACATGTTATTATCCGATACACGAATAAATTCAAATTCAACACATCCATTTAATTCGTTTACAGGGTTAGTAGAAATACCTATCTTTGATGGGCTTGCAGAACCTCCATCGAATTGCATATCAATCAATTTAGGGTCGTTTCCTGCTGCAAACACAAAGAAGAATTTTCCGTATATACGGTCTCCATCAACCTGGAAGAAATTACGTGGTAGAACATAGTTAAACTGGTTTCCAGTAACTTCTCCTAATAGTGGTAGTCCTAAACCGTTTTGTGAACGGAAGTTTTCAAGGAAAGTAACCATTCTACCTGCGTATCGAGTAGTACTCATCCCTTCAATAATTTCATATTGTGTAGGATTGTTACCACCTTTTAGAGTGATAGATAGTTTTTGGTTTGCTGATACTAAGTATTCTGGCAAGCCTCCAATAGTTGACCCGTCAGAAGCTTTAATAACAATATATCTTTGGTAAGCTATGTTGTTTACGTCTGTAGTAGGTAGAATATCAAGAGTGAACTCACGTCCAAAATCGTATTGCGAACTACACGCTGGAAGAACTATTTCAATATAGTCAGTTTGTCCAAATTCACCTTCTGAATTACTTATAAGAACTCCTACGTCAATACGTATTACGTTATCCCATGTAGATGTTCTTGCGATATTTTGAAGGGTATCTATTTGGTAAGTACCCCAACCTATATTTGTACCACTATCATACTGCCATGTATACATTGGGTCTCCAGTATAAGGGTTTGTATCGTAGATAGAAATTCTACGTTGAGAACGGTAGTATTCACCCATGTCATTAGTAGTTTCATCTCCTAGTAGGTATTCTTGACGTTGTGTCCAGGCAGCTCCTTGTGAACCTCTGTCGTAGAAGTTTTGTGCAGCCCCTGTAGAGTTACGTGTTCCTCCTAATTTATGAATAAATAGGTTTTCTCCTGGGTAATAGAACACTTGTCGTGCATCAACACCGTTGAAGGTATCTTGAAGTCTGTTGTGATATCTGTCATAGGTAGTTTCTATACCTAAAATCGCATCATAGAAGTAGTCTTGTGTTCGCTCTGAGTTACGGTACCAGTTGTGAGTTATATTTTGATATTCAGTACCACCTGTTGAGTATATCTGCTGTCTTGAATAAGAGTCTCCGTCAGCAGTATCAGCGCCACTTACACTTGATGAATAATCTGGTATACCAGTATTAGCACCTTTAGTAATGATAGCGTTACCTGAGGCACCATGAGTCATATATGAACTATCTGGTCCATATGTTTGGAACCCTGCAATATTTACTGGGTTTGTTGAGTCGAAAGGGTCTGGGATTACACCAATAAAAGCCCCAAAGCCTCCAAAGTCAGCAGTGTATATGCGTAGTGAATATCCGATATTTGCGCCTGAGGCAACAATATTTGTTATTTCAACATTTTCTAGTAGCTGTCCTCCTAGTCGTACAACTGTTCCGTTTAAGTAAACTCCACTATCTGCTCCTGTTACTGTTCCTGTTCCAGCTCCTGGTTTATTCGTTTCCTGGGACATAATTCTTCTTTATTAATGCAGCTTCTCTTGTCGCGACTGAACGTGATTTTGCTTCTGAAGCATTTGTAGCTGATTCTATTTCTTTTAATGCACGCTTGTATTCAAGTGTTATTGAAGTAGCGTCTCTTACAATACCTGATGTGACAGATTGAATTTTCTCTATAAAGCCTGAGATAGTAGAAGTAGATGAAGATACAGCGGTAACTACATCATTAGTAGTTTCCTTACTAGTTTTAACAACTTGGGCAAGTTCTACAGCATCTACATTCGCTTGTTTAACTATATCGCCTAGAAGTTTGACTTGTGTATTTATAAAATCAAGCTCTGCTCGCTTAGCTACTAACTGTAACTCAACAGACTTAACCTCTTCACTGATTTGTTTTGATAGAACTTTATTACGTTCCTTAATCTTTACAGTTTCCTTTTCTAGTGTAGAAATATCAGAAAGCATCTGATTCTTTGTTTCTTCGATGACTCTTGCTTCAGCTTTACTAGCTGCTAACTTGTCGTTTTCAATCTTAACCTCAGCAATAAGAGCGTCTCGCTTTTCTTCATAACTTAGTATAAATTGTTCTTGCTGTGGATTCATATGATTATCCGATTCGGTAACTAACGTTTACCATACCCTTTACGGCTACGGCAGCTGATAATTCTGCAACTAGTTCTTCGTCTTTATTTAGTCTGAACAAGTAAACAGTATCTGGTGATGTGTTATCAATAACGAATGGTTGACCAGCAGCGCGTACACCATCTTCTTTCAAGATTCTTTCGTCTCCTGTTAGATAATTAAAGGCCTTGATTGTAATAGAAGTATCTCCTTCTGGGAACAATTGCAAAACAGTAATATATGTTGAAAAAGTTTCAGTTCCATTTGTAGGAATGAAATAAGGTACAATGGTGTTGTTACCAAGTGAACTTATGTCAACTGGTATGGTGATTGGTTCTGTATGTGATGGCGTAATCATAGTAAGTAGTATTAGCTTTTATAGAGTTCATCGACTCTAGCGATAGCACTATTTCTAATGCTATCTAAGATTCGATGACTAAGCAGCGGTTGTGGTGTTGTCACCAGCTGAGTACATGAATGGACGAATGTTAGTACATCCCATTTCAAACATCGCAGTTGCAGAAAGCAAGTAGTCGTAGTTTGCTTGTTGTGGAAGGTCTACCATAGTGTTTTCCAATGTAACGATGTATTGGAATCCTTCTTCATCAGAAACCTTTGTTGAGTCGAATCCTCCCCATGCAGTAGCAGGAAGAGCGAGTCCACCGTAACGAGGCAATGCCAAGATTTCGAATGAAGAGATAGTTGGAGCTTCGTTGAATGAACCATTTTGTCCAGGAAGTTGTGCTGGGTAGCGTCCTGCATCCAAGTCTTTCTTAATACGCTTAAGAGTTTGGTGAGTAGGAGTGTTAGCTACACAGAAGATTGTGTCAATCTGTGACAAGTAAGGCATTCCACGTCCGTCTTTCTTCAATCCGTGAATAACGTGCATTGATTCAAGAGCAGCCATTGAAACTTCAGGTGATGGAGTTGCACCATCGAAGATAACTGTTGACCAGTTTGGTCCGTTGTCTTCTCTCAAGTGAGCTGTTGACCAGAATTGTACACCGTCAGCAGTAGTAGTATCAACTACACGTGTCTGACCGTAAACGTCGTTCAATGGTGAGAATACGAATGAAGTAGTGAATCCTTGAGCCAAAAGAGTTTGAGCGTAGTAGTCTTTTGTTTGGTCAAGAGCTTCTTTGTTGTTTACAATAACTTTCTTAAGTTCTTGTCCAAGTCCTTCAGTGATTTTTGATTTATCACCAATTTTGAACATGTAGTAGAAAGTGTAGAACCCTAGACGTGAATCCTTACGAATTTGTTGTTGGGTGTAAACTTTTTGGAATCCTGCAATAGGAGCGTCAGGAGTTGGAATTCCACCTTCTGAAACGAATGATGCCATTGAGAGTCCAGTGATACCTGCATCAACTTTTTGACGGTCGTATGAGGTTTGCTTATTCATGAATTTCATGAACGAGTCATATTTGTTTTTTGTTTCAACAATTGGGTACAAGTCCTTAGCTGTAGTGTTAAGTACTGTACTCATTGCTGCTAGTTGTAGTGTTGTTGGGTTCATATATTAAGTTATATTAGTTATATTAAGCAACAAATTGCACTTTAATAAGTTTGTCAGAAGGTGCTCCGAATACACCAGTTTGTACAACTACTCCAGCCGCTTGGTCTGTAGATGTGTTGTTAACTGCTGATGCGTTAGTAAGAAGCATCTTGTTTCCGTTGTGTGCAACGTCACTGTTGTTAGTTGCGGTAACAACGTATTCTGCGCCAAGCATTTTAAGTTCAACGTTAGCTTGTGTAGAAACACTTGCTGCAATTGATTCTGTAAATACTCCTACTACTTCGTTCTTTACAGATGCAGAAGTAGCTGGCTTGATTAGTCCCGATGTAGCATCATAAGCAGCGATAGTGTTTGCAGTAATAACTGTAGCAATATCTTTTGCTTCTGGTTGCACATTTCGTGACTGTGGGTTTCCTAAAAGTTGAATAGCCATAGGTCGAAATATTAAATTAAGTAATTTATAAATTATTTAAGGTTCAACCTATGAGACTTAACTCTTAGAGTTTAATAACCTAGAGCTTTCCAAGCATCTTCAGTAGCTTTGTCTTGCTTAGGAGCTGTGTTAACAGGTTTCGTAGCAACACCAGAGTACTGTGTTTGTTTGATTTTTTCTTGAATCTGTAGTGCTTTTTCAGCAGTCTTGACTGGATTCTCTACTTGTTTGACAACTGGCATTTCGATATCAGAGTTCTGATATACAAATTCTAGCATTTTTGTCATTTGGTTGTCGGTAAGTGATTGCCAATCTACTCCGAAACTATCTGCGGCTTCAAGAAAAGCTTCCGCTAACTCTTTGTCTTCAGATAATATTGGTTTAGATTGAATAAAACCACCAACGATACGAGAGTTTCTTTCCTCTTGATACTGTTGAGCCCTAAGATTTTCTAGGTCATCTTCTCTAACAAACCCTAATTCCCTCATGAGTTGCGCCAATTTTTCTTTTTCTGCGTCTTCGGGGGATAGGTTTTGTTGAGTCTGAGATGTAGGTTGATATTGTTGTTTGTCGAGTCTCCTTTGCTGTGCAAGTTCTTTTTCTGTATCCTTAGCTAGAGCAGCGTACTTTTCTCGTTCTTCACCAGAAGAGTTGCGCTTAGCTTCTTTGATTTCAGTTAGTCTTTTTCGTATATTAAACGAAGCATCAGATTCTCCTTTCGCGCGAACAATAGGCTTAGCGTTCACCTCGTTAGTCTCAGTAGGTTCGCCAGCTTGTTCGTCTTTATTTTCAGTTGTTTCAGTTGTTTGTGTATTTTCTTCAGTTGATTCTTCAACTGGTACTACTTCTTGGTTTTCTCCCTCGGTAGAGTTATTAAGTTGTTCGTTACTATTGTCTTCAGTATCAGCTACGGCATTAATTAATGCTTCACTCATGCTGTCTAAGATTTGTTGTTCGTCCATACAGTACGCTTTTTACAGTAGCAGACTGACGTATGTGCCTCTATTATACTATACTTTTGGCATTTTGTCAAGTCCTCTAAGTAAGTTTAATTAATTAGCTGTTAATTCTTAGGTGAGAAAGCAATGGGATTATTCCGTTTGCTTCAATTATTGGGTATTTACCATCGTAAATCGAGTCAATTACTCCAATCAAAGCTTCTCGTAGCTCTGTAGAAATATCTATTTCTTTAAAAATACTTTGAGCTTTTTCTTGGTTAAATTGTAGAAACTTTCTACCATTAACCATTGTTTCTTTAAAATCTGATTCTTTTCTTTCTTCGTCAGTAAGAATAACTTGTTTTACAAGGTCCATACCTTCAATTGCAAGTTTTTCAGATAGTAGACATTTTGGATTATTTAGCAATCCGCTAAGTGTCTCTCGTTCAAGAATATTTAACATCATAATTAGTGGTTGAAGTTCTTAACGTGCTTTTTAATACCTTCGTACTTGCTCTTCAACAATGTGTCGATTTGTTCAATACGAAGCTGTGGTACCAATATAGTTACTTTGTGGCCACAGAATACTTCCAACTCATCTCTTGATAGACCTGATAGTCTTGCTGGAATAAGAACTGTAAGAGGAATACCTTGTGGTTTAAAGTTTTCGTGATTAACAAACAATTTAAATCCTAGATGTTGAGGAAATACTGCGTGGAAGTGGTTAAGAATATCATCGTAATCTTGACGAACTCCATATTTAAGTTCTTTCCCAAGCTCTTGAATTACTCTGTGGATTGTAGATATACCATTTTTCCCTACTTGTTCAGCTGACTTAGGGAAGTAACCACCAACGTAGTCATCTTCCTTAAAGTTATTTGGAGAACTTACATACGCCTTGTATTTTTGTTCGTCAAATAGACTCTTTGCTGCTTGGTCTATTTTTTCTGATGTTTCAGTATCAACTGATTCAAACATAGAGTCGTCTACTACAACTTCTGTAATAACTTCTTCAACTTGTTCAACTTGTTCAATTTCGTTAACTTCCAATGTTTCTTTTTTAGCCATATAAATAATTAGTTTAGGGGTTCTTGTAAGTTTGAATATGGTGATTCCTCACCAATAGTTTCTGTTACTTCTTGTTCAGAAGCAGTGTTTTGTTTGAGTAAGAAGTCAGCATACATACGTTGTACGTACTCTTTTGCTGCTTCTGTGATATTGGCTCGAGCTTCTTTAAGCTTCTCAACACCAATTCTCTCAACTTCACCGTCTGCCTTAGCGAGATTATACATTTCCTCTGCTATAGCTATTTCAAGTGGAGTTTTAACAACATAGTTAAATGATATTTGTTCTCCTTTCTTGAAATCTCTATCGCAAGTACCTGTAATAGTTCTTGCTGTGTCTACGAAAAGCAATTCACTGTTATCCATTGTGAGGATACTAAGTACTTCTTTTCTTAGGTTTGTAACGATAGCTATTAATTCATCAACACTAAGTTCAAATTGTTTATTCTTTCTTAGCGCTGTGAATCTGACTGTCTTTTCTCTCTTAGCTTTGTCAGAGTAATGGATTTCAACATTTACGTCTCTTCGTTTAGCTACGAGGGTTTCTTTTGATTTTTCTTTCATATCTTTGATTAATTACGGTTTTTACAATACTAGAATTGATGATATTTTTTAACCTCGTCAATTAGTTCGCGCATGATTTGTTCAAGCGATTCCTTTTTGACTACTTTAACAATCGTATCAAACTCACTTTTGCCTATACAACTGGCTTCCTCAATAACTTTTTGCTTTGAGGTGAGCCAATGTAATATGCTATGAGCAACTCTTGGGTCTTTAGCTACTATTTCTAGTGGTACTACTAGCTGCCCCTGTTGGTTATTCATAATGGTTTATTTTTAGCTTAATGATGTGTTCATCTTACCCATAGAAGCGTTATACGAGTCACCCATGTTATCTTGCACTGGATTTATTTCTTGTGGCAAGTTATTCATCTGGGTTTCTTGTTGCGCTAGTTGCACTGGCTGTCCTGGTTGGACTGACTGTCCTTGAGGCATACCTACTTTTTGCATTTGCTCTGCCGCACTTGACATTTGGTTTGCCATTGCTAGTTGTTGCATCTGAGGATTTACCATTTGTCCTTGCATCACCTGTTGGATAACTTCCTTAGGTAGCCATTCAAATGGGTCAATCTTCATTGATTTTAAGAATGCCATTAATTGCATTAACTTAACCTTACCTAGTGTAGGGTCTTGTTGTGCAATCATAAGTGCTTTCTCAGTCATAGCATCAATTTGAGGAGCAAGAGCTGCAATCTTTTGTCGAGTAAGTTCTTCTGAAGGTTCAAGAAGAGATGTAGGGTCTACTGTAATCATAAGCACACGTGACAACTGATTGTCTTCGTTTGTTGACTGTAGGCGTATCATTAACTCGTCTCTGTTGTACACAGTTTCTGTGTCTTCAAATACATAACCTTCCTCACTACCTGAATCAATGTTTAGGTAGAATGGTAACTTAATCTTTGGAGAAGATTGAACTACAACATTACCTTCTGACGATAGCTCTGGTACTTCTTCTGAGAAGTATGAAGGGTTTGACTCTATAAAAGTCTGCACAGCATCATTTGTTGGGAAAGAGAATACTCTTTTCGCTGAGTAGTGTTCTTTAAAGTAAGAACACGCAACGTAAGCATCACGCTTGAACGCACCAATTATTGAATTTCTTGGGATTGACAATCCTTGGAGAGCTGCTTCTTTAACAATAACAGTTGCACCAAGTGTTGTTTCACTTCCTAGCCCAGAAAGTACTTCAGGTAGACTTGTTATTTCATCAAGTGAAGCTTTTTCGTTTTGAACGAAACCAATTGCACCTGAAGGATTGCCTGTTGTTCTTTCTATTTGTAACTCAGAACCAGCGTTAACTGTGTTCACGATACCAGAACCTCTTGAATAGGTACGAGTACCATTTGTTGTTGAACCTCCTATTTCAAAAATAATAGGAGCAATCTCAGATTCAATTTGTTCAGGAACAAGTGAGTTGATGTGGTTCATGATAGAAGAACTTCCTCTACCTAGTTCCCATAGTCCAACACCATAAGGGTCAGTTTCATCTTTTGTAAAGAAGTTAGCTGTAGAAATAGAAGCATATCCATCTGGAGACTCTAGTTCTCCGTTGTACAACTCATAGCAACCACACATTATTGAAAGAGTGTTTGTCATTTCGTTTTCGTAGAACGTGAGTGTAGCGTGGGTAGCTTCTTTTTCTGTATATTTCTTACCTTCGTCCTCAAGAACAAGGTTTAGTTTCTTTCTGTTGATTTTCTCAACACCAAGTGCACGGAGTCTGGTAACAATGTCTTCGATACTTGTGTCTATTTCGTACAAGTATTCGAATTTAGAGAAGTAGTCAGCGTTCTTGTGAGCTACACCTACCCAAATTCTACGTGGGTCTATAGATAAACGATAAATATCGTCGTGTCTAATGCGTAGTACACTAAAATCGTTTGACTTAACAGGTGTTTCAACTCTCTTGTAGAATGTCTTGTATGCACCAAATCCAGTAGTAGCTGTATTTTGTACAAAAGCTTGCCATGAAGGCATACCGTTTCCAGATTCTAGTTCCCATGTTCTTTTCCAGAGTTCGTAGTATGTCTTAGCGAATACCATATCATCTGAAGAGAAGTCTGCGTTAGGTAGTTTAGAACCCAAAAGAGACGTAGCAATTTTGACCTTTCCAAATACGTATGGCTTTTTTACAATAGGCATTGTACTAGTGATAGTTGACTGGTTTCCTCCAATCATTGGCGTGTAGTTGTAATTTCCGTCTTGTTGTTGGAAGTATACAATGTTTGGGCCAACTGTGCCTGTAGCTGAGTTATAGTTTTCGGTGTCAATGAGCTCTTTGTCAATTTGGTCGAGAATCTTATCGTACTTTCTGCGATAAGGAGTATCCTTCATCTCTTTCTTTTTTCTAGTAAGAGCATCCCATCGTTCTTTGTTTTCAACTAGTGGAACACCATCTTTAATTTCCTTTTCTGACTCCTTTACTGTTTCCTTGTCTGTAGGTTCTACAATTTCGTCTATAAGAAACTCAAAGTCGTCATCATTTTTTTCGGGCTTTTTATCTGCCATAATATATATATTATCTAATAATTATTTAAAAACGTCACAAGGCAACTATTTTTTATAAATTATAACACAATTTTGTCAAATGTCAAGAATTTTTATGATTTTTTAAGAATTTTTTTGCTTTTTCATGTAATTTAGGTACTGTTCCATAGTAATTTCACCAAAAGCGACGTGCATTAGTGTCATTTTCTCAGAATTTTCTTCCTTTTTAACTTCTTTGTTTGCAGAAAAGTTCAAATAACCATAAGCAATAGCTGTACACATGACAAGGTCGTCATGGCATTTCGTTGCTGCCTCAAATCTTCCGCGTTTATTCATAACAAACGTCTGCATTTCCTCAAGAAGCTCTTTGTTGTACCACTCTTTAGTTGAAGCAAACTGTTTACGAAGTGCGTTTAGAGATAAGTCACGTGTTTTCTTAGTTGTTTCCCATCCAAGCTTCTTAGAATATTTCTTGTTTACTGTATCATAAGCTTGCTGTATATAAATATTTGAGTACCCTATAGTATTGAAAATCTTTGTATTAACCCAAAGTCCATCTTTATTTGATTCGCAGACAATCTTTGCATTGTTAAAGTATTTAGCAACAACCACAAGTTCATCAGCGAACGAATCTGGTTCTATTCGCGCACGGTAAACAGCACATAAAGTACCTGTTTGCTCACAAACTACGGCCATAGTAGAAAAGTCTCCGTTATCCAGACCCTGACCTACGTCGCCACCAACTACATACGTGTATTTTTTCTCTGGTTTAAAGTATATCTTAAGCGGGCCGTTCCATTCGTTTACGAGTTCCTCTCCTTCAATTATGTATGTTCTAGGGACAACAGTTTTTTCTGCACCAAGTAACAAGTCTGCTATTCTTCTTTGTGAGAAATAGCATTGTCCAGATGCGATAAAGGCATCCATAGGATTTGTTGGATACTCCTGAAACAATCTGTTAGTATTTTTCATCAAACCATTCCACTTAGTATAATACCATGTGAGCTCTTTGTCAGATAATTGGTTTTCTTCTTGGAATATTCTCCAATCAATATCATCAACCTCCATATCCTTGTAGGTCATGAGTTCGGTTTCCTTAATAGTGTCTATGTTATCTGTATCAAGCATCCAAGGGAAGAACACAGGAAAACACAACTGAGAGGCAGTAAATGAGCCAGGGATTATCTTATCTCTCTGGTTCCATGAGGTCATAAATAAATCATAAAAGTGACCTACTGCACCTTCGGCCGTAGACTCGATGATAACCTCGTTATTAGTAGCAACTGCAGACAAAGACCCTGTTACGATTTCTTCCGCAACAATAGGTGATTCTTTAGAAAGCTTACCAAGCTCTGAAATATGAGTGTTTGTAGGAGTCGTACCACGAGAGGTATTCTTAACGGTAAACATGTTCATGTCTCCGTTCTTCTTCTGTACCTGGATTTCACCCCAAGCATTCTTAGTAATGTTAATACCTGCTCGGACACTATCAGGAAGGTTGTTTATAGCATACTGTGCCTTCTTACTGAAGATTTCCTGAGCGGCTATCTTAGTGTGAGCAATCATGGCAATATCCTTGTTAGATTCAAACAAAGCAATATCCAACAGCTTAATACAAACAAGCGTTGTCATACCCAGCTGTCTTGACTTCAAAACAATAAGTTTATTGAACAGCTCATTCAACTTCAAGAACATCCTCTGAACCTTATTCGGGACAAAGATAACCTTCTTCCCTGAGTCCTTAGTAGTAATATGATATAAGTGAGTTATTCTCCACCTCCAATCTCTTAAATACTCTGGGTGTTCCTTAAGTACTGAGTTAATCCATTCGTTGTAACCTCTCTTATCCAACCCTTCTGGTACAGGTTCATATCCTCCTAGGTCTAAGTCCTGTTGTATGTATGTTATGACATCCTCGTAGTTCTTTATATCTTCTTTAATCATAATTATATAGATACTAGGACGGCTTTTAATCCTCCCATAATACCTAATTAGCAGGTTTCAGGAATAAACATCTTATATATTATCCAATACTCACTATTACATGCAATCCTCCTGTTAGACAAAGCTAACTAATAAACATCTTTAAGAGTTAAGTTATAATGATATACACATGGGAGTCGCCAGTTGTCAGCCGTTGGACAGAGCTAGCACTTCTGAGTATATACCATTATTTGTAAGCCCAAGTTTTTGTGGTGATGCGCTTATTGCACCTATTGTGATAAATTGTGTATCTGGGTTAGTATACCATAAAAGTTTTAAAAAGTCAAGAGGGTCTGTGAAAGTTAGTTGTTTAGGAAATTAGTTGTTTTGGGGAGGGTAGGGTACCCTATTCTACACAATACAACCCCCAGGGGGTCGGGAATGGGGGTACCACTTCCGATAATGCTAACCACTAGCAACACGCTAGCACCAAGCCCCCTACTACCCACACCCCCCAGTGTTTGACAAGTAGTATATAATACGTTATAGTATTGCTATAGCTTGCACTATGTAGCACCTTGTGTTATTATGTAACTATAAAAGCCGTAAAGCAAAACCCCTAGCAATAACATGCCTGGGGTTTTCTTATATCTTGTTAGGTCGTACAATACTTATTTTGCGACACTATAATATTACGCCACATCTTCAGCCTCTACGTCAATAGTAAATACTGGTGTGTCTTTCCTTTTATCTACCTGTAGCATCTTACCTACTCGCTCAGTCATAGCTAGCAACTGGTTGGCTACTTGTACGCTATCTTTTAAACCTAGCTTCTCGTGCTCTTTATTTTTAACCATTGCATCTATATGGTTGACAATAGCGTTATTTATATTGCCTAATTGTGCGTGTACCTCACTCATTGCTAGCTTGTAGCCTGTTGATTGCATGATTCTTTTAGGCGTACGGATAGCACTCGTTCCGTAGCCTGCTTTTTTCATGATAACCCCCTTACCTACCTCCTCCAACGACAAAATAGCCGCCCTCTTCTGTTTTATACTGTATTTTCTCCGCATATATTTTATACTCCACCCATTATAACCCACTATATCCCACTTGTCAAGTGTTGTTACAAACAAAAAAGCAAGCCTATAGCCTGCCTTTGTTGTATAATTTAAAATCTATATGTTGACTTGTGCCATATGCGATATAGTACAATCCCCGCAAATAGCAAACCTAGTATGTTCATACTACTCGACTTCTTCAGTAGCAACCTCTATAATTGATTCTAGCGCCTCTGTGATAGCTCGCTGGATAGTCCATGCTTGTGCTGCTCGTATACCGCCCATGATATCACCGTTCACGTCATGTCCTAGCTCGTTGTGTAGCTCGTCCAAGTACTCATAATTGGTATCTTTTGCAAACCACTCAAGCAAGTCACCGTTATAGATATCTGCCCATTGTTCTGCGTACTCAAACACCATATCAGTAATAGTATCTGTTTCAAGTTCCTTACCCTCATCGTTGTAGTCTATGTAGTCCTCAATGAATCCGATACACCAATCGCGGATTTTCTTGCCTGTGTAGCCGTATGATTCGCTAAAATCTGGCATCTGTTCAATAGTTGCTAGTAGTTGTTTGCGTGTTGTTGTCATAAATAATTATAGTTAGTTAATTAATTAGTTCATTCGCTCACCATCAACGGTAAACGTGTACTCGTTAATTGTTATATGTTCGTCAACTGACTCATCACTGTAGAAATATTCCATATCTGACTTTACAGTATCAACAAACTCACCTAGTGCCTCGTCAATAGCCTTTGTTATCTTTTCGCCAACGTCTTGCAGCTCACTGCTACGTATTAAATTCATGTAGGTATTGTATAAAACACAATCAGTATAGTACCCTGTTGGCATATATTCATCCTCAAACTGTGGCACATAGCCGTCATATTCTGTGTATACATTGTCACAGTTAGTGTCAACGAAACTAAATTCGTACGGACTAATAGAGTAGTTTGTTACCTCTATACCTAAATCACTACAGAAGGTATCTAGTGACTTTTTTGCCTCATTCCACCAGTAATAATCCATATTTTCCTTGTACCAGTCGCGTGCCTTTTCCTTTGCTTCCTCGCTCAACTCGTCAAATTCGTATAGCTCAATTGTTTTTGTTTTCATATAGTTAGTAGTTAAAATTAGAAATGCTTTATAATATCTGGGAATGCTCGTTGCGCCTGCTCTAATGTCTCAAATCTAGCCCCAAAATCGTTGGTATTGTCTTTGGTCCATCCGTTCTGATTCTCTACGATACACAACATACCAGCGTCAACGCCAATAGTTTGACCCCTGTAGGTGTACCCACCGTCACCGTTTGGTGTACCATCAATTGTGTGGAATGTTATAGGCTCGCTAGTTTGTCTGTGTGTACTAGCTAGCGGGAAAGTTTGACCCTCAAAGTCACATCCTTCGTCACAAATATTGTCATATTGCACCTCATCCATTACATAGCAAGGGTCTGTAATTAAAAATGTTTTTTTCATACTAATATATAAGGTTAAAAATAAAGTTTGTAATAGCACCGATATAAAACCCGTCCACTGGCAGTTGTCCTGACCATGCCCAGGCTGTCCAGCTCAATACATCTATTGTCATGTATATAATTATGGCTGTTGTTAAATGTTTTCGCATGTTAGTCAAATAAATAAGTAGCCTTATAAAATCTTTTCATGTAGCTTTCTATACATTTTCTAGCTTGTTTTGTTATATAACGATGACTACTGCTATTAAACTCTAACCAATATTTTTTTGCTTTTTCATCTAAAATAATTGCACCTAGAATATCATAGTTAAGGTATTCTAGTAGTTGTTTGTTTTTGATTTTTTCCCAAATTTCTGGCAATACGTTTCTTTCCATAAATAGTGTTGTTAGTTGTTAGCCTTGTACTTCCATTATTCTAAACTTGTGGCGTGGCTGTGTCTTGCTTCCGAAAAATTCACCATCGAAATCAAATTCACCTTCGGGCAAGTTTTTTTTGATATAAGTCAAAGCGTCATCTAGATAGCTGTCGCCAAAAACTTTGACCCACTCATTCATAATTGTCACGTTCTCCTCGTTAACTTTTTTATTTTCCCAAACTTCAATCATATAGTTAGTGTTGTTAGTTGTTATTGTTGTAGCTCTCACGCTTCAACTCACACAATATACACCCAATGCAAATATAATGCAAGTGGTCAAAATGTAAATACAACAAATATACCATGCTGTCAAGTACTACTTTGTCAACATGTGTAATTTATTCAATAAGAATTATACTAGCATACTTGACATAATAAAGCAAATTTAAAAAGTGTTTTTCTATATACGCAATCCAGATTTTGATTTGCCTTGGAAATATTTTACGAAGTTCATGAAAAATATAATTCCATAAGAAAATATGTTGTCAACTGGGGGACAATTTGTACCCCCCCTGTAAGGAATATAAAAAAGCCCTAATCCAAAATGGTAGGGCTTGTTATTAAATTTTATTAAGTTAAAGAATACTAATGTTTCGGCATATCGCCACGGTGTGCGTATCTTTCACGACGACCGCGATGGCATTCGTTGCATGTACGAGTTTCCTCGTAACGTGCTACGTTACCAATCTTTTTGAAATTTTGATTTACATCATGGTCAGTCTTTTTTGAGCACCAACCACAGAATAATTTTACAAGGAATGAAAGCATATTATCTAGGATGTGTTTGATTAGGTAATTTTGATTCCATATAGATTGCCACCTGAAGTAAAATATCATGGTAACGACGCAAGTAAAACGTGAATACAACACTAGGATTACCAATACATGTTTCAGTAAACTCTGGTAAGTTATATTCCTTGTATTCTTTTAATGCTCGTTTGCATACATTCTGCATCACTGTTACGTGTTTCTTTTGGAGAACAGTAGACAAGTGAGGCATGCGTGCAAAGTAAAGTTCTTGTAATTTAATCAGCTCTTGCACATAGTATAAATCTATGTAAGCAAGATGATTAGTTCTTTTCCTGAAGCGTCTAATAATCCCATATGGTATATCTAAAACTTCGTGTACTTGTTTGTGTTCGTTCTGAGTCAATACGACACAGTTTTCTTTCCAGTTAGGGCCATTGCATGACAATGGGATAACGTGGTGTTCTTCTTTGTGTAATCTCATGGCTATGGATTATTTTGATGAACGGAATGTAGTGTGGGACGTTGTGTCACCACACTTTGTGCAATCTGAAACAACTTCGCGTTTTTTGTAGCTATCGCGTACAACCTCGCGCTCTAGGTGTTTCGTTTCCTCTTTGCAGGTTTTGCAGAAGAGATTGAAAAAGAATTTTAACATTAGGCTTTACATGTTTTGGTGTGAGCAAAAAATTTGAACCACGAGCGGAATATTTCACCGCAGTGCTGACAGGTGTAATCACCTAGATTTGTTTCTGGTTTCATGATGTTAATATTTTATTGTGAAAGAATATTGATTATAAGCATGTGTGTGCAGGCAAGTATTGACATGACGCGATGTGCCCACATATTTCTACTGACACTGTCGCAACAATTACGTTTATACGTGTATAGTCAACTTGCACGCTTGAATTCGGGATTCTTTCATCAAGCACCCTGCGTCTCTTTCCGCCACTGCACGCATATACTTATAATCTAGGGCAATAATCTGCCCCATACGCACCACCATGAATGATGATGCGCGAGGGATAAACTATTTCTCTTCTACGTTTAACTTATCTGCAAGCTCTTTGAGTTCTGTTTGGTATTTATCCCAAAGAATAATCTGAAGAGCTTCCATTCCTGCTTCTGTAATATTTTCGTCTGCGTCCATGAATCCTACTTTAACAAAAGTTTTAGATGGTTCAGTTCGCATAATGTTTTTAAGTGTTTGCTTGATTGTTGACATAAATGTTTTGTTAGGTTGATTAGTTGTTTGATTAGTTGTTTGATTAGTTGATTGATTAGATTGGTTATTAATTTTTCTACAGTACCTCCATTTGTCACCATCTGTAGTTTTAAACGGATACTCACTTGTTGCTACATATTCTGAAAAAACTCTTGGATACCAATAAGTTCCATTATCGCCGACTTCTACTGATTCACCATATTGTGGTATATATTTATTATCTTCCATAATAATTTAATAGTTTTTTTCTAAATAGTCTAATACATTTTTACTTTGTTCTTCATAGTTTTTTGACAAGATTTCTTTTACCTGTGCTAATGTAAATGGTGATAAATCAGCACTACTTATCTCGTTAGTTGGCCCATAGCAACTACAATGAATTAAATCAAGGTAATACCACTGGTCTCCTCTTTTCCATACGGCTGTACCTGAACCTGAGTAGCTACCTCTTTCGTAATCATAAATAAGTACGTCATATATTGCATGTGTATGACCATTGCTGTTATAGACTCTAAAGTCATCCTCATCTAATTTATCAGTACCAATAGACACTATTTTATTTACTGTTTCTTCCATAATAATAATTGTTATGTTTGTATCCTTCCCCCCCATGTGATGAGAGAAAGACTACAAACCACATGGGTTTATAATTCCTGTCATAGACAGGTTGTAGCAAATAAAAGTGAAATCCATGTCAGGAGAGCCTAGGTACCCCATGGGAGATTATTTACTACAATCTATCTATGAATAAATACCAGGGTAATGACGACCAGGTTTGACTGGTAGAATTATTGCTGGGATTCGAACCCAGAACTCAGTATTATACTGCATTGAGCTGCCGTTGCTCTACAATAATCATAATGCATATACGGCTCACTGTCCGTCACGTCATTACTCTAATATCTATGTTTGATTATAGGCAGAAATCATACAACGGTGTATTTCGCTCCGAGTCCTTGCAGGGATAATACTATTTCGTTGCATGGTGTCTACCTATAATCTGTGATGTGCATGTGGTAGCGGGCATTTTAGTTAACCATTCAGTATTGACTCATGAAGTCTTACCGCCACTATATTATGCGCTTGTTGTATCAAGTGACTTCGTAATGTTGTTAGTCATGAACTAACTATACTTGTCTCATGTGTTTTTCAAAGCAAATTAATGCAACCAACTTTCACTCATATGGTTGGATGTCCGCAGCCATATACACACCACTATCATCACCTACACCCCCAACCTAAGTTAGGAGTGCAAATATATTCCCCATTCTTGCGAATGAGGGTGTAAGTGACGATACTATCAGTACCATAACCCCTAATATTAATTAGGAGCTTGTTTAATACCAGGTTACTCATACCTGCCTTCATATTACTATAAAGGGCTATGATACCGATAAATTAAATTGTAAAAGAAAACTGTGCAACGGGTAGGATTTGAACCTACGACCTTGGGCTTAGAAGTCCCCTGCTCTATCCAACTGAGCTACCATTGCATTGAGATACACCTTCCGTCTAAAGTAATGTATCTCACCTTTTGTCGTTATTCACGTATTGCTATTTCTAGCAATGTGGGACATCCTGGACTTGAACCAGGGACCGCAGAGGTATAAGCTCTGTGCTCTGAACCAACTGAGCTAATATCCCGTACTATCTACCAATGGGAGATAGATTTTGTTCTAACAACTAACACTTGTGAGAGCTGTAAGGTATTACCCTTACCTAAGTAAGTATATACCAAGACTAAAAAAATGTCAAATGAAAAAACACTAGTACAAAACTAGTGCTTTAACATAAAAAAATTATTCTGCCCAGAACCTTTGCCAAAACGCAGTACGTATCTCCTTGCCTTTCTCACTCAATAACCCCATATCGCTCATGTATTCCAAAAAATCCTCAATATCTCTAGGCGATTTATCAGGAAAATAACTCATCATACATAACATGATGTGTTCGTATCTTACGTTGTTGTTTGTTGTGTCATCTTCCATAAATGAGTTGTATGTAGGATTTGCACCTACGCGTAACAGTTTTGCAGACTGCTGTGTTAACTGCTTCACCAATACAACATTATGAGTGGAGTATAGGATTTGAACCTATGACCCGTAAATTAACAGTTTACCGCTCTACCGCTGAGCTAACTCCACTTGTGTGCCAACTCATAGAATTGAACTATGTTATTCCCGTCTTCAGCGGGACGCTTTACCATTAAGCTAAGTAGGCGGGGTCATGCAGCCTCTTGGGTTACCCTGTGCTGCAAGCCTAATTTTTTATCCTCTTCAACTTAAGCTAGTCTGTACGTTACTTAAGTTATAGATAGTTATGAGCATGGCCTTACGGCGATTCGGCTACTACTGGAAAGACTATCATTACCAGTACTTCCTAGGCATTGCCCTTGTACAGCAAGGACAGATACCACATACTGCGTTACTCAGATTCGAACTAAGGTCTACAGGTAATGAGCCTGTCGAGATACCACTACTCTACACCGCAATGTCCTACCTTTTAACTTAAACGTGTTAGTATTTCACACTGTTTAAAAGGTAGCAAGGTTAATGTTCTTACTTGCAAAACCTTGATTTACAAGTATATATGTACCGTAATACTCCAATACAATGTGCCAAGTTATGGAATCGAACCATACTTCCTCGAAAGGGACGGTTTTACAGACCGTTGCTCACCCACTGAGCATACTGGGCATAGACGGGCTTTTACACCCGCTATTAGAAAAGGAGCCTGAGCTCCTAATCTGTGTTGCGATGACCAAAAGGTTTTACCTTCCCTCATGTTGTTTTTCTTTAAAGTACGCTGTGAAAGGTAGTCGTACTTGTAGTTGGTCTTAAAAACTTACCTCAGCAACATATTAAGTATAGCAGATTGAGACTAGTTTGTCAAGTGTTTTTTTGTAAATTTGTCAATAAAACTATCTAGGACATCATTTTCTTGCATGTGATTAATTAAGTCTTGAATTAATTCGGTAGATAGCTCTTTCAGTGATTGGTATTTACTATCACCCTGGCTCTTTTCATAATCTTTTCTAGCGAGTAAAAACTTGCAATTATTTGTATCTTTACCACCAGTAAAAGTAATTATATTTGTACCAAAGTTTGTTTCCTTAACACTTAAAATGTTATTAGTATTTACTTCATGTAATTTTTCAATGTTAACTATATCTACTTGTACTTTAACGTCTGGGTCTTTGTTTCCCCAGTTAATTTGTCTATATATACTAGAACTCATAACCTTTACCTACATTAAATACTGTTAATCCTTCTTTCTCCCACATACGAATCACACGAGGTCTGTCATCAAATACTCCTAATACATTGTACTTACCTTTAATATGATTGTCGTAGATTTCTTTTTTTACAATAGCATCATTACGGTCATCTCCTGTAGCTCGCATGTGTAACTCATCAGGGTACAAACCATTATTATTTAACCATTGTATCGTAGCATCTTTACACGAATCTTTTCTACCAGAAACAAATATTAGTTTACACCCAGAATATCCAACGCTTGAATAAGCATCTTCGTTGTCTTTTTCAGGTTCAGTTATATATTTTAGTAATTGGATAACATTACATCTTGGAGCGTCAGTTAGTATTGCTTCAGGTGTATAGTCATAATGGCTGCGTGTAGTTGTGGTAGCTACTGTGCCATCAATGTCAACAATATAGCACCGCTCCATTAAGTCTGGTATAATGTTTACTTCTTTAGGACACAACCACTTGTAATACATTTCCATAATCACGTCTTTACCTACAGATTCAAGACGCATAAGGTCTCGCTTGATACATGTTTCGATAGGTACGTCAGTAAAGTCTTTAATGACTACTTCAGCGTCGTATTCTTTTGCAATAGCTTCTGCCGTTTTTTTGTGTATTGGATTAAGGTTAGTATCTGACCAAATTACAGAAATGTTATTATTAAGACAGTCTCGAGTACGCTCGTTTCTTGTTTTAATAATTTCTTTCTCATTGGCTTTCGGAAACTCCTTTCTCAAATCATCTTTACAGATGTTTTCTACATACCTTCTTGAACCTAAACGTCCGTAATTTACAATACCATATTCTTCTTCATTTTTGGCCCATGTGGTTTTACCACTACCTGGTAAACCAATTGTTAATGTGACTGTTAGTTTTTGTTCTTCTTCTGGTAAAGACATATTATTTATTTACCCACATTATACTAGTAACTTCTTTTGGTTCTACTTCTCCATAACCACGCAATTTCATGTACATATCATTACCACAAGTCTCAATAAAGAAATATCTGTTATCAAAATTATTTTTTATATATGTTTTATCACCTATGTAGTCACGACGTGGGTTTGTTACTTCACTATCAATTTCTTCTAGGTAACCATATTCTTCCTCAGAGAGAAACGAAATATCTTCTTCCCAACATCTAAATTCGCCTGTTATTTCTCCTAAATTTTCTAATATTGTATCTGTATCCATATTATTTATGTCTCTCTATTAACTTACTTAATGTGTCATCGTTTATAACGATAATGTTACCGCTAGTCTGTGGTCGTCCTTTTGTTTTACTTCCGTAGTCATCTATATACTCAACTGTTAGGCTATCTGCTTTTGTTTCAAGTACTTTACCAACACTTAATCCTCCACAGTTTCCACTTCTCACACCTATAGCAACAAAGTCGCCTGCAATTATTTGTTGTCCAAATTTATCTACCATAATTAATTCTGTGATGACTCTAGGTCTTCTGTGTTAGTGTCTAATAATCGTGTCTCGTGCTCAAAGAACAATGGTGCCTTAGCTTTAAGAATGTAAGGTTGTGTTCTGTTTCCTTCGTATCTGATACATACACCTTCGTCCACTGTGTCTTTATCTGACAACATTACATTCATTGGGAACATGTCACCGTACTTCTTGTCCATCAAACTATTAATGTACGGTACAAATGTTTCAATGCCATACTTTGACTTGTCCAAAGATACAATCTCTGGTACGTAATTTAGTAGCCTATCGTCACAGAATGTTTTTACATCTTCCCAGCTAAGGTCGGTAATAAACCCATCTTCATTTACAACAGCGATACGGTATACGTACAAATTAGATTCTCCTTGTTGACAATCGTATGTGTAACCTTTTTGAATAGGTGCACCATTACTTGTGTAACCAATTAGTTCACCGTATAGAATATAATTCTTAGGCAGTAGACCAACTAGTTTCTTTCCTTCTTCTGTCCAGATATCAGTTTCATAAAAGTGTTTGTTTTCGTTCTGGTCTTTAATAACCTTACGAGAAGCAAATACATAGTCATATTTCTTTTTGTTGATAGACAAACCAAGCTTTGAAGCAATCTTTTCCAAGAAACTCAACTCTCGATTAACCAGTGTATGACCTACTCGAATACTTGTTCCATGTAGCTTCTGGGTTACGATAACTCTACTGAACTGACCTACCTTGTCTACATTCTTCCAGAAGTTATCTGTGTCGAAATGTTCTGGCATGTGAATTGCTTCTACCCACTCTTTTTTCTTTTGGCCATTAGCTTTGTTAGCTCTTGTTATTGGTTCACGTACTACATATTTTTTACAAATAGCAACACCGTTTAGCTCATCAAACTCCATTCCTACTTCTAGTTCTGAAATATCAATCCCAGTGAACTTTAGAGATTCTAATGGCATAAACAAACAGCTTGATTGATGTCCTCGGAATTTCATTGCTTTAACACGTCGGTTATCTTCAAGATATCCTTTCTTGTCTGTGTTCTTATTTAGCTCTGAGTGTCTAAACAAGTCGTTGTTTTTACAGAAAGCTTCTGATAGCTGTGTTTCTGCTGGAAATACAATCCCAATATCTTCCACCTGATGTTCTTTACCAACAATTGCTTGAAATCCAAACAAGTGAGTACCTACCACGTTATCACATCCTTCTAGTGGTACAATGTTTTTAAGTGCAACTACTGTAGCACAATAGTTTTTATTAACTGGCTCTTTTAATATAAGTCGCGTATCTTCGTATGCTCCAAACATAAATAAATGATTAATTTAATAACATTATTATGTTAGCATATTCAATTATAAAGTCAAGTTGTCATACATGGATTCGAACCACGATTATCGCTTTTTCCACTGTTTAGTTTTAATATTCCACACCTTTCTACAATCTTCACACCTACACTTATGGTGCCTGTACATTGATATTGAGCCATGTTTAGCCTCACCGTTATCTATTTTATTTTTCAGTAAGTGACAACTATTACAAAGTAATTGGCATTTTTTAATTTCCTCAAGTAAAACTTTCTTGGAATAACACATTTTATCTGTAATACAAAAAGATTTATCTTTTTTACTCATATGGTCAAATTCAAGATTTTTATCTGTACCACACTGTACACATTTTCCGCCTAATATTTTTATAAACTCTTGCTTCCTTGTATAATAACTTTTTAACTGTGGTGACATACTGCGCTTTTGTGTTAGATTATTGTACCATTAGACGATATGACAATACTACAATTGTAGCATATTATTCTTCTTTTGACAAGTCCCCAAGTGCCCCAACGGCAGCAAGAGCAAGTAGCAATGCTCCGTCCATTTCTTCTTTGGTTGGCTCTTTTTCGTCACACCTACACACGTCTTCCTCGCAAAATTCAGACTGAGCGCAGAAGTTATTTAATACTTTTACTTCTTTATTGTTTTTATTTTCTTTCATATTAATCATTAAAGTAATAACCATTTGTATCTTTCGACTTAAGATTCTTCTTGTAAACTTCTTCAAACTTAGCAAAGTTTCTAAGCATACTTGACGGCTTTGTGCAATCAGGTACAAAACGTTCGTCAAAGTGTTCTTTTAGTTTAGGCACAAATGATATATAGCTTTTTATGTTCTCAATACCTATAACTTGAGCAAGTGAAAATGCAGCATCACGTTCGTGCTTCCATGCCATCATACCTTGCATTGCTTTGTTGATTAACAAGAACTCACGCATTACAGCAGACGTGATGTCTTTCTTAGTTTGTTCTTCAAGGCTAATTTGTTTCTTAGGTTTATCTACTCCTGAGACAACAACTTCCTGTAGTCCTGAATTTTGGTCTTTGGCTTCTACAAATTCTGTCTGTTTCTCCCACAACAATGTGTAATTCATACGGCCATCTGACTGACGTTCACGTAAAAGATAACCCTGTTCTTCAAGTTCATTCAAGAGCTTGAGTATTGAGTCACGACCATGCTTAACTTTATCTTTAGCTATACGTGTAGCACTAAAGTCCCAAACACCTGGCTTAGATGCAAGGTACGTATATAAACCACATGCTCCAAAGGAAACCTCTGGGTCGTTAATTAATAAGTTAGGAACCTGTGTAAACGGTTGTTCAACTCGTACTGTTATCTTCATACCCAAGGAGTATATATCACAAAATTAATAAAGTCAAATATTATTACTTTGTGTTTATATTTATTACTAGTAATATAATATTACTTATAGGTAGGCTTTTCCCACGGTGGGAATTAGCCACGGTGGGAATTCCCGACTCAGGCTTACCTAACTTTTAGCTTTTTATCCACAGTTGACATTATTATGAGACTGCTATACACTTAGTGAGTATTAGAAAATATTAGTATTAATTATTTATGATAAACATTTTACACTCATTAGGTTACGGGATTATAGGATTCTTTGGCTCTATATTTACCTTAGTATTACTACACACAATAACTGATGGATATATAATAAGAAAATCAACAGGTGATATGTTTCAGGAACTATCTGTTGTAGTAGGATTTGTAGTATTTCTAATTACGCTATAGTTATGATTACAAAATATCGAGCATGGGATAGTTCTAGAGGTCTTATGTTTCAAGTACAACGTATTGTATGGGATTCTAACGGGAATACAATTACAGCGTTTGGTAAACATGAAGATGGTACTGACGCGTTATGTTTTGAGCAAGAAAACCTTATGCTGTTTACTGGTCTTCTTGACAAGAACAAAAAAGAGATTTACGTAGGTGATATATTTAACAAAGGTATTATTACATTCTTTTATGGAAAACTTGGTGGTAGTTATACCACTAAAACAACCTGTAAAAAGGGCTGGGAGTACTCCGACGATTGGGAAGAAGATATGTCACCTTATGTTGAAAGAGAGGAAATATTAGGAAATATCCATGAGAACGAGAACTTATTAATCGAAGAGTATGATAACTAACATAGTCCGCTATTGGAAAGCCCCAGAAGGAGTCATGATGAAGATGGGTAGGCAGTACTACGTGTTCTTTACAGTCGAAGAGCTAGCTAGTTTTTTTATTAAACGGTATCCAAATTTGCAGTTTGAATATCAACTAATTACACCATAATTTATGAACATCAATACAGAAGTATTAAAGAAAGATATAAACGGTCAAAGCAAAATGTTTCTCAGCACTTTAGTGGAAGTAAAAAGTGGGGTAATCAAGAAGGATGGTTCGCTTGAAAAACCAGATACATATCAGATAGTGAACAGTATCAAAATGGAAGATAACAGCAACGAACTAAAAGACTTTTCGACTTTACATAACAACGTACTAAAAGTATTTCTTTCTTACTTAGAATCTAAGAGTTTAGTCCAAGATTTTTTTAAACTAAATGAAACTACCTTTATTTATCAAGATAATAATTAATTATGAAACTACAAACATACAACTACATTAAACAGTGCTTGGAGATGGGGCATAGAGTAGATTTAACAAAGAATGGCGCAACTATGGTTCGACTATTTGAACCAATGAATCTTACTTGTTGCGATGAACAGTTCTGGTTAGATATCTATTCTGACGAATACAAAATAATCCCCCGCATACCAAAGCTACTACAGCCAGGAGAGAAGTGTGTGATTATTGATACAGAGGAGACGCGGAGTTACGCAATGGATAGCGCTTGGCTTAAAGATTATAAGCAGTTAATCGGGACTGTTCAAACAATACAACTTGTTTGTGACGGACACTACTATGTTATTGGCAGTAACTCCTCAATCCCCTACTTCATGGTCGCACCTGTACCACCAGAAGAAAACAAACTAGCTGATGTAGATACAGATGAGATGGTAAAAGAGCTAGAGAGTCGAGGGTTGTTAATTGATGGGAAGGTTTTGAAATAATATGAAAGAAATTAAATTTAGAGCGTGGGATAAAGTAGAAAAAAGAATTATAGAGTGGGATGAATTAAAAGGGATAAGTGTATTTTTGAGATACTTAAATAATGCAGAAAGAGATGATTGTCGTATTTTAATGCAATACACAGGTATCAAAGATAAAAACGGAAAAGAGATTTATGAGGGTGATATTATCAAATCTAAACAAATTGATACAGGTAGAGAAAAGATTGGTACGGTAGTTTTCCAGCATGGAGCATTCTGATTCCAACCACATGGTGATAATATTTCAGGAGGAGGACTGCTGTGTAATTGTATAGAAGTAGAAGTTGTAGGAAATATTTATCAAAATCCTGAATTACTAATTAACACTAACTAATATGAACAACGACGAAAAGAAACAAGAATTACTAAAAAAGTATTTCAAAAATAATAGCTATGTTAACAACGACCTTAATACAGTTATCAGTATACTAGGAATTATGGAAGAGTATGCAGAATTTGTGTTAAATAAAAAGTAAAACTATGAAAACAATAATGCTATGTGACATTCCACAAGGAAGTAAGATTAAAGCGGAGACGTTTAACGAGAGCGGCAAGCTAGGAGACTTTATTACCTTTCACCGACTAGACGGTAGGTACTCGTTTTGCACAATAGACGGGTTAGATAAAGACAATGTATGTCACCTTTCTGTTATGCAACAGTTAGTCGATAAGGGTGATTATTATGAGTTAGTTTCAGTTGAGGAGTAATATGACTAAAGAACAAATACTAAGAAACTACTTAGATAAGCTACAAACAACTGTCCATATTGATGGTAACTTTGATATTGAGATAGAGCTAGTAGAACTAAAAGCAGTTATTGAATATATAGAATCTTTGAAATAATATGAAAACAATACACGATAAAGAGAAGATAAAAGAGCTCATTGAGATTGGTTCTACTTCTCCTGAATTTATAAAACCAGATGTAAAAGTTATACCAGTAGATACGTTTATTCTTGCGCTGAAAATGTACGCCGAACACATCCGCCTAAAGACTATTGACGAGGCTATTGGGTTTTCTGATATTGAGCAACTTAAAGAAGATGCTGGTAAAATACCGGAAAATACATGTCCCAATATTGATAAGTTAATTAGCGAGCATAATACAATTGTTAAAGAGTTAGATTACTTAGAACGTCGAGCTAGTAAGTACGATAGCGCAGAAGAAATTGTAAAAGATTTTCCAAGTACATGGACTGAGGTAGAAAATATTGCAGAACAGTTGAGAAGAGACAATGAACAGTTACGAAGCCTTGGCGAATTTTGGTACGAAGCTTACAAGAATCTTATTACCAACCTAGAGCAATTAAAGAATCTAGCAGATCTCAGCAGCCACATTTGGCGTAATACTGTACCAGGGTTTCCACAACCTACAAAAGAGTCTGTAAGAGAAGGTATGGAAAACATAACTACCGACCTTCCTAAAAAGGGTGATAAATTATTTATTAGAAAAAAATATGACTAACCAACCAAAGTGCAACTCACACCCAATGTGTTCACATAACACTAATGGAAGAGACATGAAAAAACCATGTAGTATATCTGTTGGTATTACGACACAAGAAAAAATCCAAGCCCTCACTGATAAGATAGATGAGTTATTGGGTATCGAAAAAGGTAGTTGGGAAAGTATATCAACACCTATTCTAGCGCATGATATTCTGCGAGCGTTCCCTGTTGAATTAGAAATTAAACATGAACCAGGCTCCATATGGATTCGTATTAAAAACTCTCAATCAAAAAAAGACTGGGCTGTGATAGACCTATCAAAACCCCTTCACGAACAATCAGAACAAAATATAGCAGAGCTTTATAAATTATTTTTTGAGTAGGGTATGAAAGACGGTATATATAAATTACAGGTACAAGTACCAAGAAACACATACGCTATGATACTAGGTAAAGTAGTAGGTAATGTGATTGTTGAGCTTGCTCCTAGTCAAGCAAATAAGTACTATAAAGATATTATAGGAAGAAATATCACAATACCTGATTCTAAGTATATAATTAGTGTCGAAGAAACAAATATAAAAAGCTGGGAGTAATATGAAAATAATCTACAAATCAGATGACGGTAAAGAGTTCGAAACAATTGAGGAAGTCACTAAGTATGAACAACTAACAAAGATTTATATCGTTTATTATCAACACTATAATGCTTTTGACAAGAGTATTAAAAGAATTTTTAGTAGCAATGAATCAGCTCAAAAGTATGTTGATGAAAATAACCCTGTCAAAGAATCAGAATATAGAAACCGTTATAGCATTAAAGAAGAGCGAGTTTATGAGTAACTTATGAAGAAAAAAATAAAATTTAGTAACTCACTAGAACGAAGGACTTATATAATACGACGCATGTTGTTTATTTATACCATGAGACTTGAAAAGCACTCGTATCTTAAAATATCAAAATGCCTTGACATCAGTAGACAAATGACATATGTTATACACCAGGAATGCCTTAGGTTAATCGCACAAAGAGACCCTTTATTAGTTAAAATAGCTCAAGAGATGTAGTATGGAAACAAGAAAGATACCATCAGATGTTATGTCAGAAAAGGCAGTACTCGGTTGTTGTATGTTGTCAAAGCAGTCAGCAGTGATAGCGTGTAAAATGCTTACAGAAGAATGTTTCCACGAACAGAATAATAGATACATATTTTCTATTATAAAGAACTTACTAAATTCTGGAAATTCAATAGACCTTACTTCAGTCTTATCAAAGATTTCTCCAGACAAGATAAACGGAGACCATATGGGTGTGCTTCTTGAAATAACGAAGTCAGTAGGTAGTTCTGCATCAATTAAGACTTACTGCAACAACGTTCTTACCAAGTGGGAGTCAAGAAATGCTATCGACGTTGGAAGTAGAATAATGGAGATGGGGTTCAATGATGAAGAAGACTTACCAAACAAACTAAAAGAAATGGTAATCAGCGTCTCTGGTAAACAATCAAATGAAGAATTGACACTTAAAGATGGGCTTAAGGAGTTACGTGAGACACAGAAGCAATTTGCAATCAGATTATTAGAAGGAAAGAGTATACTTGGTATGACAACGGGTATCAATTCTCTTGATAAGATGATTGATGGAGTTCTACCTAAGATGTTATATACATTCTCTGGTTATACAAGTTCGGGTAAGACACAACTTACTCTAAATATTATGAACTCTTTACTCAAGCAGGATGCCCGTATAATGTACTTTTCACTTGAAATGGCCCCTGATACCGTACTAAACAGACTTGCTGGTATACGTACAGGTATGGACATGAAGAGTATTAAGCATAACTATAATTCGAAAACCAACACACCACTTAGTGATTCAGATATTGAATTGATGAATACAGCACTAGAAGAAATAGCTGATTCAGACATTACAATATCAATGAACTCTGACTGGAATAGTATACGCTCAAAACTCCTTGAAATAGAAATACTGAAGAATAAAGATTTCATATTTATCGACTATATCCAGCATATCTCTGGTAAAGGTTTCTCTAGTAGAAATGAGATGATGACACAGATTGCTATCGCATTACACGAGTTCGCAATCAAAACAGGTGTTTCGGTATTTATTGTTTCGCAGATTTCAAAGGAAGACCAAATTAATAAATTTGATGATGTTATCTCTGTTAAAGATTCAAGCTCTATCGCTGAGAAGTCTGACTTCATATTCCTTATGAGACCAGATAAAGACCTTAAGAAAGACGACATTGACCTAATGAAAGCTAATGGTGAACCAATACCTGTTACGCTTAATCTCCAGAAGGGAAGACATGGTGTTACTGGTAAGTCAAGAGTACTGTTTGAGACAAACACTGGTAGAATATACGACAACAATAACTCCTTTGACGATATTAATTAAGTTATCAACATTAAGGTTAATATTACGTTATCTGCAATATGGTATACAATGTGAATGTCGAAATAATAAGACAACAAAAACAACATGCAAAAAGTTTCGAAAAAAGAAGTAGAAAAAAATAAGAAGATAGAAGTCTCAGGATTTCACTCTCTTATTGGAAAACTACCACAAGCTCCGAAAGAAGTAAGCACAATTCCTGAGATGGGTTTCTTCTATAGAGAAACAGCTACATCACATGAATACTATTACGACAAGAAGAGACTTACGGGTGTTACAACCGCACTCAACTCGATTGCTAAAGACTCTTTGATAACATGGGCGTTACGTTTAGCTAAAGAATATCTTTTGAAGTTAATATCTGGAAAGAAACAGATTACTGCTGAAGATGTTGAAAACGCGACAAACGAACACACACTTAAAAAGAACCAAGCAGCAGACATTGGGTCAACTGTTCACGAAGCTTGCGAAGAGTATGTAAAAAACAATAAGCTACCAAACTTTCAAAAAGGCACAATGGAGCAAAAATGTTTTGACAACTTCTACAGCTGGTGGAACTCATCACCTAAGAAACTTATATCTTCAGAGCAAAGATTATACAACCTTCAATACTGGTACGCAGGAACATGCGACCTTATATACGAAGAAGACGGTAAGATTTGGGTAGGAGATATAAAAACATCAAGTGCAAGATACGACAGAAAGTCTAACTCACATCAGTTGTGGGACAGGTCATATCACGCACAAACAGCTGCCTACCAATACGCTTTCCAGGAAATGACTGGCAAAAGTGTATACGGGCGAAAGATTATCAGAGTAGGTAAGGACGGTACATTTAGTACACACGATTCATTTGCTTTTGAGCAAGATTTCTCGGTTTTTCTAGCCGCACTAACTATTCATAGATTTAACAAGAATTAATTAATTTATTTATGTCAACACTAACAATCACATGGGCAAAGAACGAACAAGTAACTGGTAAGTTCGGCCCTCAATTCAAAACATCAATTAAGACTCAAGAATATGGAGACGAGTACATTGGTGGTTACTCAAAGTACGAACTCAAAGTTGGTCAAACAATCAACGCTGAAGTTACCGAAAAAGAATACAACGGTAAAATGTACAAGAACTTCAAAATAGTTGCTAAGTCAGCGGTATCAGCAGACAACAGTGTTGTAATTAAAAAGCTTGACACTATTCTTGAAGAAATGCAAAAAATTAAATCAGCATTGGCAGTAGTAATGAAATCAGATTCATTTGAACCAACTACTGGCTCAAACGAGCAAATGGTCGAAGACTTTGTACCAGATATGGATGACGACTTCTAATTATATGTTTGCAAAACTTTTTTTCCCAAAACTAATGTTTCGTATAGAAATGCTAGAAATGCAATTAGAAATTATTAACCAAGCTTCATTATCAGCTCTACGTAACCACAAAGAAGCTATCGAAGGATTACTTGAAAGCGAAACTGAAACACTGGTTATGTTTAATCAACTTATGGATGCTCTTATTGCTTCAAAGGTAATTAAATCAGCCAAGAACAAGAAAACAGAAAAACCTACCAAAAAAACCAAGAATAAGTAGGGTTAAAAAGAAAAGCCCCTGCAAGGGGGCTATTTCTTATAATATTATTTTTTACGATTCTATAGACAACGCTTAAGTTCCTACAAGGAACAACGTATAAGGATATAAATCCTAGTATGTATTATACCATATAATAAGACGTTTGTCAAGTAAAATCATTTCATATGGCAATAAAAACAAGGAAACGAAGAGTTTACAGAAAGCCAAAAGACTCTAATTCTAAACTGATAAGAGAACTTTGGTCAATAGTAAGAGATAAGATTAAGAAAAGAGACGGATACTTCTTAGATGATGGTTTATTTGCAACGTGTATAGTATGCGACCAAGAATGTACAGGTAAAAGACTACACGCTGGGCACTACTATCCAAGTAAAGCAGCAAAACTTCTTACAAGATACCACCCAGACAACATACATGCACAATGTCAAAAGTGTAACGTACCTATGGGCCGCTCTCAAACAGAAAACATTAAGTGTAATTACGCTATTAAGATTCACGATAAAATAGGTAACACTAAATATCGAAAGCTTAATGAGCTGTCAAAGATAGACCTGAGACCAACTCCTGAGATATACAAAGAACTCATTAAACAATACTCAAAGGAAGATTGGCAAAAGTCTGTCACAAAGTATTTAAACTCTTTATGCAAAACAAACAAGTAGAAGCAATTATCAAGGAAAACATTCACGAGCCTATTTCTAAGATACAAAGTGCAATAACAAGTGTTACTGGCTCGAGTCTTAGTTATGACCATGTTCGTAAACTACGGAAAAGAATCCAAGTATCAGGCATGTCTCCTGATTCAACGTTCGATAAGGTGGGGCTAGATAACAACATACCTCACGACTACCGTTACGGTTGGGTTAAGTCAGAAACAGCGTCAGTATTCTTTGCAAAAGAAAAGACAAAAGAAAGTTACCTAGACATTGCTGAACAGATTAAGTCAGACATCAAGAAGCATTCTTTTAGCTATAAGCCAATAAAGCGGCTCAAGAGCAAAGTAGAAGGAAACCTATTGATAATAGACCCCGCAGACGTTCACATAGGTAAATTGTCTACCGTATCAGAAACAGGTGAATCGTATGATGTAATGGAGGCAGTAGATAGAACAGTTTCTGGTGTCCTCGAGATATTAGATAAAGCAAAACCTTTCAACATAGATAAAATCTGGTTGATTATAGGTAACGATATCCTACATATTGACACGCTACACAATACGACTACTCGAGGTACCAAACAAGACACTGATGGGTTATGGCATGAAAACTTCAAAGTAGCTCGTATGTTATACGTGAAACTAATTGAAGAGTTGATGCTACATGCAGATGTACACGTGATATTCAATCCGAGTAACCACGACTATATGTCAGGCTACTTCTTAGCAGATAGTATAGAAAGTTGGTTTAATAAATGCAAGAATGTTACTTTCGATACATCAATTAAACATAGAAAGTATGCAGTATACGGAGAAAACCTTATTATGACATCTCATGGTGATGAAGCAAAGGAATCAGACTATGCGTATCTAATGCCTAATGAGTGCCCTAAAGAGTGGTATGAGACAAAACATAGATACGTGTATCTCCACCATATTCACCACAAACGTAACATCAAGTATCTTTCTGGAAAAGATTTCAATGGTATCACGATAGAATATTTAAGAAGCCCGTCTGGTACAGACGCTTGGCATTACAGAAACGGATACTGCTTAGCACCTAAGGCAGTAGAAGGATTTATTCACAGCAAGACAGGTGGTCAAATTGCACGTATAACACATATATTCTAGTATGCCAGAACAGAACAAATTCTCAGCTTGCAATAAGTGTTACGTAAAAACACGTAACGTTGTTGCTTTGCCAAAAGAACCAAAGATAGAAGAGTTAAAAGAACTTGCACAATATAAATTTATGTGTATGAAGTGCTTAAGGAGAAAGTATAAAGGTTATGTCATCGGGCAATAACAAGGAACGCAAGAGTTTATATACTTGCCCAGTATGTAAGCAGGGTACTAATACACTCATGAGCCTACCAAATCAAGACCTTAAAGGCAAAAACATACTTGACTTATTTAACCTTGAGTATATGTGCGAGGCTTGCGTCGAAAAAGATATAAGATATATTAACGAGATACAAAAACACTAACGTATGAATGAAATTAAAGACGAATTAAGAGTAGATACTTTAGAAAGTGGTGTAACACTTATTACCTACTTTGACGGAAAGGTACCAGATAACTGTATCTACCGAAAGATATATGATGAGCAAGAGATAGAGGACATTCTTAATTCAGTACTTGAACTTTGTGAGAAGAGCGGACTCAAAAAGCAATTTGTTGACGTAATTAATAACAAGGGAGCAGTGCTAGGATTTGAGTCAGTATAAAGAAAAAACCCCGCAAGGGGCTTTTCTTTTACATATATTTTAGAACTTTAGACCAGCAATCTTTTGAAGAATTCCAATCGTTCGTACCGTTCTTGTTATATAATTCTAATGCTTTTGAGATGTTAGAATCTTTGTCAAATCTGTTACTTAATTTGTGGATAGAATTAATCTGAAAGATTCCTCCATCTGAGGTGCCATTTGAGTTATCACCATTGTAGGCTGTTTGTTTAAAACCAGACTCGCAATAAGCGATAGCAGATAATCTTATTATGTCTTTATTTGGTACATCTCTATCTGACAGGCTCTTGTATGTATCTGCAAAGTTCCCTTTGTCGTAGTACATTCCAACAGAATCAAAAGCTTTAGCTAATTTTAGCATTGAAGTATCATCATAAGCTATAAGTGTATGTGGCTTGATGTATACTAGTGCAACAATTAAGGTTAAAAATAGTATCTTTTTTATATGTCATATTATGGTCACTTTAGCGTTGCCGTAGACCTTGCATTAGCGAGTTAAGGATAAACCCCCTCTAACAGAAAAGGACTATTTCTAGTCCTCTCTATTATAGCATAATTTTGTTAGTAAATCTATACTAAATAATATTATGCAATAAATATTAAATTTTGTCAATACCAGCACGTACAAGATACTCGTTTACTACCTTGATGAAGTCATTTAAGCCGTTTGTTGTTCCACCGTTTAGTTTATCTACACCGTTACCTCCATTTACTCTGCGTCGTACTTCTGACCATCGTCCTTGCTCACAGAAAGTATTTATCTTTCTATCCTTAAAGTATTTAGCCATTATACGTGCAGCAGTGGTAACATCAAGAGCTAGGTCTGGTTTATTTACTAAATCAATTCCGAGAGCTTTCCCGTAAGCTGAATAATTAGCCTTACCAGTAAGTTGAACGTATCCTCTACCTTTATACTTAACACCATCTCCTGGAGTAGTATTCCCAAGGTCTTTACGTCCTTCGTAAGCCTTACCTGAAGCTATCTCAGATATAGGCTTAAATTGTCTTCCTACCTCAACTCTAGCGGTCGCTAGGGCACCAATTAGTGTTAATGGAGTAAGTATACCTTCTTGCTTTAATGCGGCTGTAATCGCATCGTAGAAGGTCTCAGCACCTTTTACACCCTTGTAGAATGATATAAATTCGTTCTTAGTCATACTTAATATATTATCTTATTGTAGGTAAGCCTCGTGTACCTTTTTTAAACTTAGACACAGCTTCTGGACCGTAGTCTATTGATGGTAATTTGTTAGGATAAGGTTCGTTCATCCAGTAATCCTTAAGCTTCTTTTTCTCTGTGGCTTTAGCTGCTTTCTGTTGTTCAATCGCCTGTTCAGCTTTTTGCATAGCACTAACAGCATCTTGTTCTGTCTTAGCTGCCTTGATTTTATCAAACAAGTTAGATAGTTCAGATATTGTTTTTTCTTCTACACCTTGATATCCGAGTTGGTCAAGAGCCATTTTAATTTCCTTACCTGATAGCTTTGTGTTAATACCAGCTCTAACAAATAAGTCATATAGCAATCCTGAACCTTTCTGAGCAATGTAGAACCTAGCGAAGTTAAATACTCCACCATTTGCCATTGTTGATAAGAACCCAGCAATATTCTGAGTAGTATTCTTAGTAAAGAATTCGTCTGGAGAAGCCTTAGACATGTTTATCTTATCCAAGAAACTAGCCGCTATAGAATAGTCCTTATAGTCCTTATATAACCTAGTGAACTGTTCTGATGCCTCTGGTGCTACTGTAGATAGTCTTTTAGCTATTTCTTCTCGTACAGCGTTGCGTACTTGGTAAAATACTTTTGAACTTATTCCATCAGCCCCTTGACTGTACTGACTAGACGTACTAAGCGCAAAGTCAATTAATGAGTGTAGTGAGAAGTTGTCTTGACTAGCTTTTTTAAACAATGATTCGATTGTAGAGTTAACCTCATGTGAAGCTATTGATTCAGCCCCTGGTTGAGTTAGTCTTGCAGAAACGTTGTTAAGTAGCCCTTTCCATGCCTCATCTGACTGTTGCTTATTAAGCTTTGGTGTAGCTCCAAGGTCATCAACACTTTTACCAAACAATTTCATTGCCTGAGCTACTTTGTTACGTGCATTTACAGCATACTCTTGAGCTGACTTAGTTGTAAATCTACCACCTTCTACAGATGGAGGTTTGTCAGCAAATAGTATACTATCAGCAATAGCGTTCTGAGCACCATCAGCATTTTCTCCTATCTCTTCTGCTGTCTTAGCAATAGCCTTTGAGTTAATGTTATCTGAAAATACTTTATACAAACCTTCTTTAGCTTTCTGTACTTCTTCAGCGAACTTAGGGTCTGTTGCAATCTTTTCCTTAATCTTCTTTAGTTGAGAACTTTCTCGATAAGCAGAGTTTAGGAATTTATAAGCAGAGTCTAGTACTGCTGGAGTAACAGCATCAAGTGCTGCGTTACCTGCTGTATACTCGTCTCCTTGCATACCAGAAATAAGTGAACCGTGAGTTATTTCTCCAGCAACTCTAGGAGCATATTTAGCAATTGTACTAAGTATTTTACCTTCTGACTGAGCTGCTCTAGTAACGGCTGGAACTGCTTTAATCCCACCAGTTACTGTTCCTCCGACACCTGCTGTACCAGCAATCATTGCTATATCTGCTGCGGTTGCACCTAGTTTTTGTGCTGGGTTAGAACCGCGATATAGTTGGTCATTCTTCATTTTTCTTGAAGCTGTACCAAATTGGAATCCTGGGTTATCTAGCAAAGTATTACCTGTTAACCAGTTTAACCCTGTTGCTACGAAGTCTGTTGCTCCTACTACTGACTTTAAACCACCAATAGCGATATCCTTTGCCCAATTGACTGGCTTCTCAGCAATATTTGCTAGAGTACTATCACCAAAATCTATTTGTTTACTGGTCTTGTTTATATCAGAATATATCTGTTGGTTACTTGAAGCTCTTCGCAAATCTGTATCTGAAACTGGCGTGGCAACTCTCTCTTGAGCTCTACCGTTAGTTTCTCCAGTCATGTATGTGAATGGATTGTAAGCACCACCGTCAACAATGGTACCTCCCATGGCTCTTACTTGGTCTTCTGTAAGACCTTGAGACTGCCCTTGACTAGGAACGATTACACCGCCCATAGCACGTACTTGTTCTTCTGTTAATCCTGCCATATTATGAGTTAAATTTTCTTACGTAATCGACTGTTGCTGTTCCTAATTGGTCTCTGGCGTTACCAGCATTTGCTAGTTTTCTTCCAGAGTGCCACATACTAGCTGCGTCTGACCATGAGCCAGTTTTGTCGTAGTGTTGTTGTAGCTTGAATGCTGCCATAGCGTCTTGTATTTTAGGTGAACCGTAGAACTCTTGTGGTGTAACAGGACGTGAAAGTATACCAGCTCTTGCCATTTCTCGTGACCAAGGCCCGATATTTCCTTCCATTACCTGATACTTACCTATAGCTCTTTGGCCTTTATAATCACCTGAACTTATCACTGGTCCTAGTGCTTGATAGCCACCACTTCCATCTGACTCGTTTCTCGCTATTCTTTGCATTGCGTCTGATACATTTGTTACAGGGCTACCAGATACCCCACTAGCTTTTGGGCTACCACTCATTTGATTAACTTCGTAGTATAAACCATCTGGACCTCTATAGAATTGCTTCTGAGTAGGTTGCCCTGATTGTCCTGACTGGCCCATACCTCCTTGTGTTTGGTATAGTATTCCACTGAATTGTCCAGGTTGTACACCTGCATAGTTCTCAAGGTAGTTTTCGTAAGACTTGATATCTTGAGCTCTTGAGTCAGTAAGTGCTCGTACTCTATTTTCAGCTGCTTGTTGGATTACTTTAATAGCATCAGGTGATAGTGAACCTTGTCCGTAAACACCTTGCTTAATTTCTCCAAGAATCTTATTAGCTAGAGACTGACTGTACTTACTTGTTACGATGAATTCTGCTTCACGTACAACTGATTGAGGGTCAAGAATTTTAGCATAATCTGAAATCAACCCTTGAGCTTGTGGACCACTAGCATTTTGAGGGTCGACAGATTTAATGATAGATAGCGCATTTACTGCTGACTTATACTTCTTAGCTTCATCATTAGTGTTATATTCATAAACCATTTTATTCAATTGTGAGGTAACATCTTTAGGGAGACCAGAGAATACTCCTGCTTGTGTAAAGCTGTTGTTTACCTTTTGTTGCTCACTCTTATTCTTAACGTAGTTATCAATAGCGATAATTGGTCTTTCAAAGTAGTCAGCCTTTGCTTTTTTAAGCATATCCCTGTGTTCTGGTGACATCTGCATAGAGTTCATGAAATCCAAACCTAATGCGTCACCAATCTCGGAATCATCTACAGGCTCTCCTGCTAATGCTCTATCTCTAAGCATAACAAGTTTCTGTCTGTGATTCATTACGTCATCTATAGAGTTGAACTTAGGTCCAAATACCATTGAAACATCATCATATCCAGAAGGTTGTGCTGTTTGTGTGCTACCGTACTGAGAACCATAAGCACTTTGGTACATAGCGTTTGGGTTAACAACATCATCAACATTAACTGTTGAGTTGTATGTTTGCCCAGTAGGCTGAGTAACTTGAGCTACTGGTTGCATTGGTTGACTTGCCTGTCCTCCAGAATTTCTAGGCTGTACACCAAATTGTCTTATTTTACTAGACAGTTCTTTGTCATACTCTGAATTTCCTATGTTACCAAAAACACTACCAACCATATGAGTCAGCTGACCTAAAGTATTTCTTTGTACTGCGCGTCCAGTTTTAGGGTCAATTTTATAAGTACCTTGATTATATACTCTATCAAAGTAGTTATTTGGGTTATTTGTATACGCGTTTCTTGCTCCTAATGCCATATTATAGTGATATTCCGTTATTATTCTGACCTCTTACGACTCTTTTACCATTAAGTCTATCTAAAGCGTTTATACCAGCACGTATTCCTCTATCGTCAACATATCTTCCTGTGAAATTGTGATTATTGTTGTAAACAGAGTTAGATGAACGTACGAGTGAAGGTGTATTACTCATAGCGTTTGCTCTTCCGTTTGCTAAACTGAAGTTCATATTGTTTAGTGCGTTTGAACCTAGTTTGTATTCTAGGTCTAGTGCTCCTTGCCCTAGTTGTGTACTGTAAGCGTTTCTCTTAGCGTTTATGTCTCTATTGTAAGAGTCTTGTAGTTTACCTCTTTGACCTTCGCGTATACCTTGACTGAATGCGTATCCTTTTGAACCAGCGTCAGTGTCTAGTTTACTTCTATCTTGCTCGAGACTTGCATTTGACTCAGCGAGATAAGAGTCCATCTGATTTCTGATATTATCAGCCATAAGATTGTATTGTTCTTTCTCGTAATCATATAGAGGATTATAGTAACTAGATAGGTTATCATATTCTTCTCTGTACAACTTATCTAGGTCGTTACCTGGTTCGTACACACTTGCTAAGCTTTGTGTGAGTAAATTACCTTGTCCTGATTGATTAGTTGATACTGGAGGAGTTACCTGTCCAGTATATCCAGTCTGGTAGTTAACTCTTGGAGTACTTCTAGTGGTTTGACGTGGTGTTTGCTGTGTCCTAGTTGTACTTTTAAAATAAGGTTTAAAGAGTTGTTGACCACGAACTGCTTGCCTTGTACCAGTCATAGGCCCATTCAATCCAAGCATAGCATTACTAAGAAACGTTGAGTTATAGTTTCTTGTACTGTTATTTAGTTTTTGTTTTAATTTAGGGAATAGTTCCATATTTTTATATTATAACACATTATATTACATTTGTAAATACTAAGGTAGTCTCACAAATAGTATATTGAAGCTGGTATCTACAGGCGACTCTCCTGTATATAAACCTGCGCTGTAATCTGATTGTTGGAAAGATATATCAACACTATTGATTGTTTTGTTGAAAACTTTTCCTCTGAAGTGGCCTGATTCTGGAGTTATGTATACGGTGTAAACAAGACTACCAAAGTTATGAGTTACCCTATAGTTACCTACCGAGAGTTTTGTAAGAGTATACCCTGGTGTAAGTGTCCAAACACCTAGTGCTCCATTTATTTCTCCCCAGGTAGTAACTGGTTGGAGTACCCCATCATAACTTATACCTGAATTGTCTAAAAAGACTCTTTCTGTTCCGTTATTGTATATTCCAAGACCTGAGCTATTTGCTTGGATAAACACATTACCGTTTTGATAGACAGTAAAGTTATCGTCAGGTGTTAATCCTATTCTACTGTCTGATGTAGAAGTAAACCATGTAGAACTGTATATTATCGTTCCTGGAGCAATAGCTTGTGCTGGTTGTTGCTGGTTTATAGTATTGTTGTTACTAGGCCCTGTTATATTAGGAGTCCTATACTGTAACGCATCGTTTGCCCCAGACACAACTGTTCCTGCTGCTTGTCTGTAAAGGTTTCTTGTGTAACCAGACAAAAATGTATTTGTTGGTGAAATTGGTTCTGCCATATTAGTTGTATCTGTAACCTTCTTCTGCAAGCTTGATTACTTCGATACCGTATAATACTATTGGTTCTCCGACTATAGCTCCAAATAATCTGAAACGTATCTGGTTGAAAGATAACGTATCAGGTACTGAGAGGAAGCTTATAAATTCACTTGTTACCTTACCTATTGGTTCCCATCTGTTTCTTCGATAGTTATCTCGTGCGTATGAGACGTTTAGTCCAGCTCCGTTGTAGCATATTACTGAAACTTTATCTATCTGCTTAAGCCTTGAGTAAGATTCAGTCATTATGAATGCTCTGGTTTGTAGGTCTACAAATATAGGGTCTCCTATATCGTCTGTTCCTACTCCATATCTACCTATATACCCAGCTGTTGAGTATCCAACTAGTGGTAAGATATTTGTACCGTCGTCGTATACTATAGAAGCTGTAACCTTGTTAACGTGTGAGTAAACAGTCCATACCTCAGAGTTAACAGTGTATCTTACTATTGCATTCTCGATTGTACCGTTTTCAAGCTCTAAGTCTCCAACTGACCAGTAGATATGATTTCCTTCTTTGTCAGTCCATCCATGAACCTTTTCATAGTTAGTTCGTGATATTGCAGAAACTATTCCTGAAATACGTCTTGAGATTTCAATTGGTTGTCCGTCAAAGTTGAACTTATAGAATCCCTTACTAGAGTGAAAGTAGAATCCGTCTTTTGAGTCAACGATACTTTCTTGTGAGTAGGTGCCAACATTGTATGCTGGGTATGGGTCTACATTTGGATTATTAGGGTCAAGTGAATATATTCTGTAGATACTTTCATCTTTGAATACAAGTAGTGCTCTAGGAACTGTTTTTAGTGCTCTAATCTTTTGACCATTACCTGGTGATAGTTTGTACAAAGGGTTTGTACCACCACCTGTGATAGTACCTGAAGGTTGTACTACATCTGTAAAGTAAATATTGTCTGTTGCCTGTTGAGCTACCACAACACGGCTTTCAAATGTTTCAATAAAATCTCCTGTTGGTAATGCTCCAACGTTTGTGGCACTAAAAGAAGTACCATCAAATGTTTGTATTGGGTCGTTGTTGTATCCATTAACCATATAAGTATAGTTAGCGAATTGACAATAACGTGCTTTGTTTGAGTTTGATAGTGTGCGTACTGATGAAGAAGTTGTACCGTTCCATGAATAGATATGATTAGCTACTTGGTACAATAGACGTCTTACTGATGATGCGTTTTGAGCAAATTGCCCTAACGACAAAATCTCCCCTACAGGAGAAGGGAGATATGCCTGAATGCCAGGACGCGTTTGAGCCGCACCAATAGAGTCAAAGTTCCAGTTAGTAGAAACGTTCACTGAATTATTAACAGCAACTGTTTCAGCAACTTCAGAATCTTGTATTAGCCCTTCTTTGAAGAAAGGTATTTGTACGTCTTTAAATGAGTCTGACATATATATTATCTTCTTGTTACGATTCTTGTTGGTTGACCGTTCTGTTCGTTCTCCATAACAGCCTTAGCTTGTGTCGTAAACAACACGAAGTCAGGGTGAGTTGTTGGGGTAGAAGGGTCTTTACGCTTTTCAATAGCGTACTTTATGTAGGTTCCGTATATCTTATAATGATGTTCATTAAGTACGGTTGAAGGGTCAGTTATGTCTTCTAGTTTAGAATAATAATCTACTAGAGCATTTTTACCCTGGAGTATTTGAGGTATTACTTGGTTAAACCAAACCTTACCTTCGTATACTGTATAACACATTGGGTATGCAGTACCGAGAATTCTTGACCAAACTTGTGTTCCTTTTGGAATAAATCTAGTGATTGCGCCTGTTGGTATACCACTTAGTTCGTTTGTGTCTAAATCGTTTGCAGAGTATTGAGTTACCAATAGAGATTGAGAGAAGTCTGTAGTAGCAAAGTACAATGGGCCCCTAGAAAGGAAGTCACCAGAGTTTTCAACAAATATTGAAGTATCTCCAATGTTTACATCTTGAGTAAGAACAGAGCCTTGGTTGATAATATTTATATCATTCCATAGTTTCTTGTCTACATATTCAAGAGGATAAGTCCATCCGTTACCGTACCCGTTCATTCTAACCGATAAAACAGAACGATTTGATTGTGAGAAATCAACATCGTCTGGGAGGTTAAAGAAGTTTGAACCAGATAATATCTTAATCTTTTGATTGAATTTCTGACGATCAGACCATTGGTGTCCTGTCTTTATGTCGTCCAAC